TATCATTTACAGTTTCTTGTACTGGTGCTGCTGCTGGTTGTGGAGCAGGTGTTGGTGCAGGTGTTGTGTTTGGATCACCTGTACGTGCTGCCATACCTGCTGGACGGAAGTAATTGCTCCAACGATCTGGATCATATGCTTCGCCATCTACACTTGCTTCAAACATTTCAGTAAGAACTTTAAGTTCTACTTCGCCCGGCTTTTTAGGAAGGAAATCATTTAGATTAAACAAACCGTGATTGTTCACAGCTGCCATCTCTGCATCACCTAGTGGACGCTCTCTACGTGCCCAATTGCTTGCGCCGTAATCTGCATAGCCACCTTTTGTACCCTTTGACAAACGGAAGTCTACACCAGCAGTATAATCTGTTGGCAGTTCTTCCATATCTGGATCCATAAGTGCTGCTTTGATTAGTTGGAAGATTTGTGGACCAATAATGAATCGACGAATTGGGTTCTCTGGTTGTGAATCTTCTTTAAGTGGATCATCAGTTACAAAACCTTGGAAGATGTATGAACGCTTTTTCCAATACTTACGACCCATATCTTCAAGACTAGCGTCCTTAAACCAGCCACGTACTTCTTGCAAAATTGGGCAAGATTCTCCATACATTTCCATACATGGAACTTGTACTTGTACTGGACGAGAACTTGTGTCTCCTTTTACTCCACTAAATGGAAGTTTGATCATCAAACGTTCTTTCCAAAAGAAAGTGTTCGAATCGTCGCCATCAGGTAAGAAACGCAACGTTGCAGTTTCGCCTTCTTTCATATTCCAAAATGGGTAAATTGCGTTGTCGCCACCGCCTGTACGTTGTCCGCCAGCGCCGGCTTCTTGTTCTTTGAGCTTTGCTCTAATTTCTGCTAATGATGCCATAGTTATGCCTCCTTATATATTGCCTATGTTCTATGTGCCTTAAATGTGCAGCACAATTACTATACTACACAATGTTATTTATCTTGTCAACTATTTTTTTGACAAAATTTTCAAATGGTTAGCCGATTATCTTAAACCGGCTAACTCTTGAATTCTTGTAAAGTCTGCCATTTTGCGGGCCTGATATTTTTCGTATACTTGACCTAGACGTTCTATGAACTGACTTGCTGGCTTGACGTATTGATCACCATAGTCTTTTTCTACACTGGTCAATACTGCTGTTTCGCCTTTTGGAAACTGGCCTGTTTGTCTATCGAAATAACTTAGAATAAATTCGCCTAATGGTGTTTTATCATCTTCTGCTGCAATGTCTTCTTTTGCAAATGGATTGCCGCCTGTCTTTTTCATGTGTTTTTTACGCTCGCCTGCCTCTGCGTCAGACTTTTCATTTCCACTCATTGCTTTTGCAATTGCTGCACGACGAGCTTTTAAATAATCATCCGAATCATCAGAATCACCGTCATTATCAATATCGTCGTCTTCGTCGCCTACTGGATCTAACTTTTCTACTTGCATACTAAAGTTGTCTGCAAACTGTCCTAACAATTTGTCAAATGCCATATCGATTTGAGATTCTGTGTTCACGCCTCTTGTAATAGGTTCGCCTGTCATAGGATCTCCGCCTACTGCTCCAATGTTTACATCTGGGCCAATCTGACGCCACATAAACATTCCGCCTTTTGCTGGTATAATTTCAAAATCTTTGCCTTGCTCTTGATATCCATTTGCTAATGCATCATCGATTGCTCTTTGTTCCGTAGGAAAAATATCATCGCTTGTTCTTTGTTGTGGTCTAAGTTTTGGACGTGGACTAGTTGCAGGTGCTCCACCTAACGCTTGTCCAACTGCTGCATCTATGCTTGCCTTATCTACTTCATTTATAATATCTTCAAATGCAAGTTCTTGCGGCCTTGCTGATTCACCTACTAAATTGTAAATGTATGGGAATACATCTTTTAATTCTTCATTAAACTGTTTTACGGTTAGCTGATCAATCCAACTGTCAGCAACATCTTCTGGTACTTCTACTTTTTCTTCTGGTACAAAATTTTCAAATGCTTTTGTATAATTCGATGGCTTTTGGAGATTTTGAATAGTTTTACGCACAGTAGCAATACGCTCGTTTACAGTATCCATATGCTCGGCTAGACTTTCAGCCATTACACTGCTGCGACCCATGTAAGTTTTGAACTTGCGGAGATTTGAAAGTTCTTCACTTAGGCTTGTAATATGTTTGCCAAAGTCGTCAAATGGATGGCCACCTTCGCTAACATGAACAGCCATTGCTCTAGCACCGCTCAAATGTTTAAAAGGATATTTAAACTTTTCTCCTGCTGCGTTTTCAATAAAAAGAGAACCAATTTTTTTAGTTCTGCTTTCGCCTTCTTCAATATTACCTGTGTGCTTGATGCTTAGTTTAGCATTGCCAATACGTTGATAACTTGTTTTATTTGTTCCACGTAATGCTGATTCGTTCATTGTTGTTTCTCCGCGATTTGCCGCCATGTAGCCGTAATCTCTTTGTGTAAAGTTTGATTTGTTTATATCTCTTACTTCAAAATTTAGTAAACGTTTTTTGGCAAAAACTCTAACACCTTTTAAAAAATCATACCAATCGTCTCGTTCTGTAAATCCTACATTTTCAGTAAAATCTTTGTTGTACATAATTGTAACACCTGATTTTTCATCTAGTGATACACTTACTTTACCTAAAACACTATCTTGACTTTTAAAATCAAATTCGTAAAATCTAGCAAGTGCAGGTTCGTTAGTTACGTTGCCTTCGCCATCGCCGATTGTAACGCTAGGAAAGCGTCCACGTATTTTATTAAAAAGTTGTTCTGCTACTACGTTTAAATCTCTCATTATAAACTATTTATCAATAACTGCTACTAACAAAGATCGGCATTGGCATTTCATAATCGTCTTCATGTTCAATTTGACTGAACGTATTATACACTGTAGGATCCCAATCTTTCATTACACTCATAACTCTAAGTGTCAATAATAAACTACTTACTAAATCGTCATAGTGTCCTGGTTTAGCTTGAAAGCTACTACCTGCTGCAATATATGCTTTTAATTCACTTAGCAGTGCTTTACTACGCACTGTCAGTTTATCATTTTCTATCATTGTTTTTAATCTAGCACACGCTGTTGTTTTTGAACTATGAGTAGTGTTAAATCCTTTACGGAACTTTCTTACATGTCCTTTACGTATAGGTTCACTAATAAACAAGCCTGGGATATTTTCTTCACCAAAATCATTTATAACAAGCAATGCTGCTTCACCGATGCCGTTGTTTTCTACACTCCAATATATATTACTACTTGACTTCATTTCATCTGCTAGGTATCTACATATGTCGGCTAAAACACGTATTTGTCCAGGTATAGCAGTTGTGTTATGTTGCCATTCTCCAACCTGTTCATAAGTAGGTAATTCTATTACCTGTATGGCTGCAAAGTCGCCCCCTGTGCCCATACTAGGATCTAAGCCTACAACATATGATTTTTTAGCATCAGGTTTTTTATACCAACGTACTTGACCCATTCTTATAATAGGATCAATACCTTCCATTGCAGCTAGTTTTATGCTGTTTATAAGTGTTTCATCAAATACTAAGAATTCACAGCCGTATTCACGTCTAAATTTTTCTTCGCCTATACGACCAATTTCTTCTTTTTTCCATTGTTCGTCTCTGTCTGGATGTTCGTGCCATTCTGCTCTAAAACTGTGAAATCCATTTATACCTACATCGTTTTCATTACCATATTCGTCAAACTTTTGCTCGGCCTGTTTCCAAATAGTAGCAAAAGTATCCTCATCACTGTTTGGTGTGCTTGTAATAATAGCACGACCACCTGTTGCCAGTGTAGGAGAAATTGAAGTCCAAAACTCTTCGGCAATGTTAGGTTGCACAAACGCAAACTCGTCGCAATATAATAATGAAATAGACATACCACGTCCTGTGTTGCCTGTTGTTGTTTGCGATACAATACGTGATCCATTCTCAAACTCAATGCTACCTTTGTTGTAACTTGTAACACCTGCTCTAATATGATCTGGGCAAGTTTCATACACAAAACGTATGCGAGACATAATCTCTTGGGCGCCTGTGTATTTGTGTGCAGCAATAAGAATAGTTTGATCTGGATTAAACATTGCGTACCAAGCCAAGTATATACTAGCACAAGTAGTTTTGCCTGTTTGTCTAGGCATCATATTGATATTAAATCTATAGTTATGATAACTATCCATTAAACCTAACTGATATTCAAAAGGATCAAACAGCAATTTTCCTTTTACAGGATGCTGAATAAATGCAAAGTGTTTTGCGAAATGCAAATAGCCTGTATCGGGGTCCATACAAGCAAGTAGATCTTTAACTTGCTCGTTAGTATACGTATCCTTTTGATTTGCTTTTTTAATTAGTACGCCGTCTAAACTTTTACTCATACTGTATTTAACCAAAAAAATAGGGCCCGAAGGCCCTATTGAGTTCTGGGGGGTGTATTATTTTTTGCGTTGTGCCAATGCTGCAAGCAGTTGTGATTTAATTGTTTCTTCTAATTCTGCTTCTTCTGTATTCATTGGATTATCGCCACCTGCGGTTGCAGGATATGATCCTTTTTCTTTGTGCA